GCAGGGAATCGCTCAAGGAAAGCATCATCGATGATACCAGCAGCACTGTAGCGACCATCATCAGAACCGCGTCCCTTGGTGTTAGCAGTAGCGACAACAGTGAAACCAGCTGCGGGAGAAACAACCTCACCAGTCTTCTTGACCAGCACTGGCTTGCCTTCCAGAACACCTTGGAGACACATAATCTTGTTGGTGCCTCGATCAATCTCATCAATGAGAAGAACAGCACCAGATTCCATTGCCTTGAGAACCGGACCTTTCTGAAAAACAGTCTCTCCATTGATGAGACGAAACCCGCCAATCAGGTCATCCTCATCAGTCTCAGGGGAAATCTGGACACGAACATACTCACGCCCCAATTGAGCACAAGCCTGTTCGACCATGAAGGTCTTGCCGTTACCAGAGAGACCAGCGATGTAGAACGGAAAGAACTGTTTGCTCTCAAGTGCAGTCTTGAGATCCTTGAAGTGTCCCCAAGGGACAAATGTGTCGTCCTTGGAGGGAACGAAAACAGAATCGTTGCACACAGACGAAACACTCGCAGCAAGAGCCATCGATGTTGGAGCCTCTTGAACCGGAGCCGGGGAGGTCTCAGTCTTGCGCTTTGCCCTTGGTGCAGCTTTCCGCTTCACGGCAACCTTTTGTTTGCGAGTCTCACCGAAAGAGTAGACTCCACGCGAAACCTTGTTCATCTTGCGAATCAAGGCACCAGCAACAGCAATGTCATACCCAACCTCATTACACGCATCGATGATATCGGCACGGGTGAATCCGGTAAGGTTTCCATGAGTTTCGACCAGTTGGTCACGAACGAGTTTTTTGTCAATGTGATACATGATGTTGTTTCTCTCAATTACGTAGAACAGTCTATCAGAACCTTGGATTCCCGTCAACCCCTCAGAGCACTTTTTTTCACTTTTTTTTCCATGCGTAAGTTGTTGATTTTTAGCGGTTTAGGAGATAATGTCCGAAAACACATTCAAAAACCGACGAGAATCTTTGCGATTCTTGGTCGAATTCTTGAACTTCTTCATCAAATCCCGAACACTTTTCTTGTCACTGGCATCGAAGGTATCAGAACCAAGATCAAGTTCATCATCTTCAATCTCAAGTTTCTTAGTATTCATCATGAAGTAGTGGTCATACCCAAGGGCATTGGGAGCATGAGCGAATCCCTCTTTTCGAAGACTCTTCTTCAAATTTTCACAATCATTGATTCTCCAAGCCTCTCTAGAAAGGTCGTAAGAATTACCAACACGGTATCCAACCAGAGTGATATCAACCTCTTTGCGAAGTGCCGCAAACATTTGGGTAGTGCCACCGTAACTTCTATAATTTACCCCACTTCCAAAATCAACGGTAATGCGAGAGTGGCAGCAGGACATTGAATCGCCATCAGTGAGAAACAGTGCAATCGTTTTCTGAATTCGATGAGTCTTTTGAAAACGTCGAATGATAGCAGCACTGATGACAATTGTTGAATCCAGTGGTGTTCCATGCATCTTTTCAATACTCGACTGATCAATGTAGCATTTTCCCGAAACTGTTGCCCATAACCGAAAACATGCTTCTTCGAACTCACCCTTTTTCAAGCGAGAGTTGACCAATTCAAAAACATTGGTTGAGGAAAAATCCAATTCGTTTTTCTTCCCAGCGTCACTAGGATTAGCGCAATGACCACAAGTGAACCCATAGACTTCAAATGGAATACCAACCTTTTTGCAGAACCAGACCATGTTCAATGTTTGCTCAATGACTTCTCCCATATATGAAGCCATTGATGAAGAGTAGTCAACAACCATCACCATTCCATGATCCTTGGCATTGGCAAGATTGCTGACACTCTGAAATATATCGTCATCGATCTTGTAGCGATGGAGGGAATTCATGTTCAGACGACCATTACGAGAAACAGTAGCACGTTGATATTGATAAGCAGCCTTTTTGCGTTCGAATTGAGTGATGAGGTATTGAATTTGCTTTTCTTGCTTTTTCTTGAAGACCTTGAACTCACCTCTCTTTTCAGGAGTAAACCTCTCCTTGATCCAAGGAGAGAGTTCCTGATATTCACGACGGGATTCTTTCACATCCTCGTAAGAGTGAACCATATTCAGCAAACGCTTGTCAGAAGGAACATATAGAAGTCCTTCAGCATTCTCATCGATATTGTCTTCAAGGTGCTTTTCCATTTGCTTCAGCGTATCGCTCTTGAAGTCTTCAAGGTTGCCACCGGAATCACCAGCACCATCATTGATAGAAGAGTCACCATCTTGCTGTTCGCCATCTTGGTCATCGTCAGCATCAGCGGGAGAACCATCACCGTCTTGGTCTTGGTCATCACCATCTTGCTTCTCAGCAGAATCATCAGTCTCGCCTTCTTGCTCCTCACCAGAAGTGGAAGAATCTTGCTCCTCACCATCTTGCTGTTCGCCCTCACCCCCATCACCGGAGGGAGAATCAGTAACATCTTCTTCTTCCCCTTGGTCATCAGTATCACCGGAATCCTCGTTCTGTTGATTCTCTTGGTCTTGCTTGATTGAGGAAACCAATTCTTTGGCAAGGTCAAAGGCTTCCTCTGGAGTCTCAGCAGCATAGCACCGATCATAAAAGTCCCTTTCCTCATCAGTCAAAGGAACATCAATGTGTTCTCCACACTTGGCATGAAGGTTTACCTTGTCAATCTTCTTCATTGAAGAAAGGTCTGCTGGAAGTTCAATAACATCATCCAGCAATCGCTTGCGTCCATTGTGAAAGGAACGAATCAAACCGGGGAACTGCTCTTGAATCTTTCGCTCAATCCGAATATCCTCAGTGACATTCAGGGCATCGAAATACTCAACACCAACTTCCTCCTTCCACCTGTCGAGTAGATCGACTGGAGTACTCTTTGCATGAGAAACCTCATGCCCAATCACGTAGTCAAGAAAGTCAGTGTCCTTGAAGTCCCACATTGGGAGAGTCAGAATCCGATTCTTTACATCAAAAGTTGCTGTACGTTGATTGGTCTGACGGACCTCAATATTCTCAGTGGCGAGAAGCTTTGCCAATTTCGTTTTTGATTCTTTAACTTTCACGGATACTATTATCCATATTTTCGCTTCCCAGTCAACCCTTTAGAGCACTTTTTTTCACTTTTTTTACGTTACCGTTAAAGGTGTTGATAATCAATGACTTACGGTCATCTGAGAGAAGTGATTTGGCTTCCGAAACTCGATTTTTCGGTCGAACTTGCCTTCCAGAACATCCTTTTTGTGTGAAATCACGAACACCCGTGTGTCTTCGTCCAGTGTCTTGAGTATCTTCTGAAGGTTTTCAACTCCATCCGTATCCAGCGAGGAATCAAAAATCTCATCCAGAATCAGAAGGTTAGTATTCACACTATTCTTCATCTTGGCGACCTGACGCCAAGCAAAGAGTAATGCCAAATCGATTCTTTGTTTTTCACCTTCACTGAATGAAGCATAGGCAAAGTTGTCTCGATGCCTTGAGCGAATGGTTTCATTGAATGCTTCATCAAGCTGAAACGAAACGAAGAAATCCAGAACACCAAGATACGAATTGATCAATCGATTCATGACCGGGAGATACTGACGAATCACTTTGGTTTTGATTCCGGTATCCTTGAGCATCTCTGCAATCACTTCATTGTATCTCTTAGCATCCATCTCAGATGCTCTTTGATTCAGCAATTCATCCTTGGTGTTTACATCATCAAGTAATGCTGCTTGTGCCTTACTCACATCTGCACCACTGTTGTTCTGAATCTTGGCTTGGAGTTTTGAAATCTGATTCTGGTATCCAGCCACTGTCTTTGCATTACCATCAATGATGTTCTTGGATTCAACCAAAGCGGTGCGGAGGAAGGCGGCAACCTTCATCTCTTTGTTTACCTCAATACCCTTGGTCTTATTTGATTCCGTTTGAGCTTGGATTTCTCTTGCAGATTCTCTCAATTCTTTCATTCGTGATTCACGAAACGATTCTTCAATCTTTTGACCACAAGTATGACACTCTGATTTACCCTCATAGGTTTGTGCTTTATTGGCAATATCTTTTGCCTTGTGCTTCAACTCAACACGCTCTTCGGACAATCCCTTGGAAATATCACTGAGTCTTTCAATCTCCTTCAAAGCAGAATCCCAACAGGCATCATACTTCTTTGTATGCTTGGCAGTCTCCTCATTGAGCTTGATGATGTTTTGTGTTAGTTCCTGAATATCAGACTCATACTCCTGAACCTTCTGGGCATCAATCCCCATCAATTCTTGAATATGCTCAGATTGAAGTGATATGCGACTCTTGAGGTTTGCAATCTTTGTTTCCAGACCATCAATCTTACCACGTAGATCAAGGTTGCGCTCCTTTACCAATCCATTCATCTTTGTGAAGATACCAATATCCAGAAGGTCTTCAATGACTTCTCTTCTGGCATTTGCAGACAACTGCATGAATGGAACGAAGCTACTTGAACCAAGAACAACCACCTGATGAAAGGTCTTGTGATTCAATTTCAAGATATTCGTTTCCAGCACCTTCTGGTAATCCCGTGAATGCGATTCCTGATTCATCAGTTTGCCGTTCAACCATATTTCAAAAGTGTTTGGCTTGATACCACGAACAACTTTGTATTCCGCACCACCAACAGAAAACTCAACTTGAACTTCACACTTCTTTTGGTTGATGCTGTTCAGCAGTTGAGGCTTATTGATGTTGCGGTGAGGTTTCCCAAACAGTGCAAAACTCAATGCATCCAGCATAGTGGATTTACCGGAACCATTGGAACCAATCACCAGAGAGGAACGGAATGCCTCAAGATTGATTCGTGTTGGTGTATCGCCAGTGCTTAGGAAGTTTTTGTATTGTATAGATTTAAAGCAAATCATTATGCAGCATCAAGTGTCTGTGCCTCATTGTAGAAGGACTGGAGGATCGCCTTGATTCTCTCCTTGTCGAGATCCGTCTCAATTGCATCCACGTAGGAGTCCAGCAATGTTGAGGTATCCTCAAGTGAGACTGAAGTATCCGAAATGGAATCACCCGTGAACTCTTCAAAGCTCTCAATGATTTTAAGATCAAATGGCTCATGCGACTGTATTGTATCTATAAACTTGTCAAACTGAAACGGGTCTTTCTTATTGACCACTACCACCTTCACAAAGCAGTTCTTGATTTCATCTGAAGGCGGAACGGGTTGCGTTTTCGAATCATCAAATTCAACTCGATGAAACAAACGATGTGGATTTACAATTCTTTCTAAGGAACGTGTCTCAGTGTCCAAGACATGAAATGCTTTCTCATCAACGGCATCACTCCATGTCAACTGATATTGTGTCCCCAGATACTTCACATTGTCCTTCTCACTCGCAGTGTGATAGTGACCACTCAGGACCATCTCGTAACGAGAAAAGAGTTTATGATCCATGCCATGACTTTTGATATCTGCATTACCAAGATACTTGAATCCCTCAAGTTCAAGGTGACCCATCAGGATAGGAGCAGCAGCAGTCTTGACAAACTCCATGCATTGCTCCTGATTGTCTTCGGTAATCCAAGGGAGCATTGCCACATCCAGACCAGAATCAAAGTGAAGGATTGCTGGCTCCATGTGAACCTTGATGCAATCGTAATGAACCAACTGCTCTGTTAGTGAGCAAAGGTCATTGGTATTCTTCCAGTAGACATCATGGTTACCGGGAACGATATGCATCGTGATACCAAGTCTTTCAAGTTGGTCTATGAACATCTCACGATTCCGTTTCAGCACCTTGTAGTTGACAAACTTGCGATGCTCAAAGTAATCGCCCAGATGAAGGATGGTCTTGATGCCATTCTCCTCACAGTAAGGAAAGAAGACATCACAATAGAACTTCTCCATGTAATCAAGGAAGATGTCACTTCCGTTCTTTACACCAGAGTGTGTGTCATTCAGGATTGCAACTTTGTTACTTTGCATATGAAGTATTCAAGCAGTTCATGGAGTGGTCTTACCCGACCCCGGTTGTCCAAAGATGGAGATAATCATTTCATGAAAGGCTCAAGGGTGTTCTCATTGGAAGCGAGTTTCTTTTTCTTACGAACCTTCTTTCCAAACTCCTTGATCTTGGAATCCCTATCACGAATCTTATCAGCACGGGAGCGAAGACGTTCTACGATACCCTGTCCCTGAACCATATCACCATCAAAGTCACCAAAGTTCTCGATGCCAGCATGTTCCTTGTAGAGTTCCTTGATATCCTGATGCTTCTTCTCCTTTGCAATACGACGAAGAAATGCGTAATAGGAAATCTGAGTGAAGTAGGCAAAGGCATTGGGATTACCAGTGCGAGTAGTCTTGGTCACATCGTAGTTGTTGATTGCCTTAATGCAATTCTCCACGGCATCACTGACCATTTCATCACGGTAGGTGTAGCAGGAGAAGTTGGGTTTATGGGAAAGACCTTCTGCAATCTTGAGGAAGCAAGTTCCAATGTATTCAGTGACAATCGGGATGGTCCCATCTATGCCCTTTGCGGCATTCACCGAATTGACATACTCAACAACTGCACTCGAAAAGTCTTTATTGTTCACATAATGATTCGGTTTTTCTCTACTCATTCCAACAAGTCTATCACAGTTAATTTTTGAAGTCAACCGACTCAGTAGTGTGCCTGTTCAGGGGGGTTGACAAGTATTGACAATTGGTTTATAATTGATTTGCGTTCAGCAGAAAAGGAGAAGTTCAATTCCTTGAGAAATTTTCAAAACCTCCAGTATCAAGTGGACTAAAGGAATTGAAAAGGTCATCAATAGCATCATTGATGTTCTTTGTATCTTCTTCAAGTGCCTTTTGATAAAGGACGAGTGTTGCAAAGTAACTTCTTTTAAGGTTAATTGTAGCATCTGACCTACTTATGATATTTCTCTCATGAAAGATGAAGGTAGTATCCATGTTCTCTGGAACGTATGGCACTAACCTTGTCTTAAAGTCTCTTTCCAAGAATTCCATTACGCCATAGACTTCAATGTAACCATTGCTGTAGTTGTAATCAACCTCTTCACCAATCACTCTTGACCCATCCACTAGTGTGTAGACACAAATGACAAGAGCATCTAAAGCATCATCATCGTATATCATTGGTTTACCTCCACTTCAAAGATTGAAAAATCAAAGTTTTGTTTCTCGTAGATCTTAACTCTTTCCACGGCATGATTCATAGTGTAGTTCTTTCTTCGTTTCCAGCTTAGGTTGTCACTGATATCGTAAACCTTAGTTGGTTTACCTTGGTTTCCTTTTCGAAGTCCACGACCAATTGACTGTAGCACACGTATCTGAGATTTCGTTGGTGCAGCAAACACAATGTTATTTAGGTTTCGTATATTGATTCCAGTAGAGAAGGTTCCCATTGATGCAACAATGATGGCATTGGTTTCTTGCTCAGTGATTTCACGAATACGTTCTCTCTGGTCTACCGATACCGCACCTGATACAAAGAACACTTTACGATCTCCTGCTCTTGCCTGAAGTTGTTCAAACAAAGGTTTACCATGTTTGGCAACAAGGTTGTAAAGGACCAATGAGTTACCAGTCTGATCAAGTGTTAGATTGCAGATGAAGCGATTCCTTGCTTCATTGGTTACCAGAAACTCGATCTCCTCCTGATACTTCTTCTTACCAAATGCCTTTCTTACTTCATCTGAGTACTTGAGGACAAGGCAGGATACCTTGAGCTGTGCCAGTGTGTCATTTTCAATTAACTCCTTTGTAGAAGTGACATGATAAGGATCGCCAAAGTGACCAGTCAGGACAAGTTCATGCACCTTGGTTCCATCTAGTGTTCCTGTTGTCCCAATACGATAAGAAGCATTCTCCAGCATCCCCATAATCTTGTTCAATGACTTTGCCTTGAAGGTATGCGCTTCATCACCAACAACTCCACCAAACTGGCTAAACCAATCTGGTGGGCATAGGATTGCTGATTGCCATGTAGTGATAACAACTCTCTGCTCAAACATGATTTTGTCTTTGCCTGAGTAGATACGATGAACATTCTCTGAGACGGGAAATCCATTCACCTTTGAGTAATCTTGAAAGTCCTTATACATCTGTTCAACCAGTGATGTAGTTGGAACCACGATAAGAAACTTGTCTTCCTCTGTAGCAAGAAAGTAACGCATCAGCAGATAGATGATTAAAGACTTACCAGAACCTGTTGGTGAGACAAGGATTGCCCTACGCTTCACCACTCCATGATGCCAAGCCTGAATCTGATAGTCTCTTGGTTGAAATGGCAATTGCGTTTCAAGATGCGGAGTATCTGGTTCTGGTGGAAAGATGTTCTCATTAACCTTGAGTTTGTATCCCTGAGTCTCAGAGAAACGAATAAGGTCATTCACCAGACCATAGGGGAGGATACCATTGACTCGATTGAAGATTCGTATCTTGCCATCCCAGATCTTGTTTCGAAACGAAGGAACAAATTTGTATCCCGGTGCATAGAAAGTGTAGTGGTCAGCAATCTCCATAAGAATCCCTTGGTCATCGCATTCAAGCATGACAAAGGCTTCGTTTCTCTTATGGACTTCAATCATTATAAATATCTAGCGTGAAGAAAACTGTAAGACTACGAGAGATTTACGAAGAAGCCTACAGAAGAAACAAAGCGAATCCCGCACTTGATATCCATGAAATGGTTCTTGAAATCATCAAAAGATGGAAATCAGAAGGTTACATCATCATTAGTTAGGCACCAGCAGTAAACTTCTTCCAATCGATTATATTTCGGATATTCTGGTGACGCCACTTGATGTTGTCCATGATATCAATCAGAGTATCGATGATAACTTTTTGATACTCAATCTGAGATTCAATCTTAGTGAGTTCGGGGTCAGTCTTGTAGTAATGATCCATGTTTGTCTTGAGTGGTTTGGTCATACCATCAAAGGGATCATACTTCCATCCTCTTTCC